TACCGCCGTTACAAACAATTTTTACACTTTTTTTTTTATAATTCCTGTGTCATACCGCCGCTCATGTTCCACAACATATCGTTTGAGCCGCGCACGCTCCGCGCCACCGAGGCACGGCTGGAGGCAATCTATCGGTCTGCCAAGGCTGGTCTCAAGGGCGACAGCTTGGCGCTGGCGTCGGGGATGCTGCCCAAGGAACTACGGCAGTTACACGAGTTTGACCCGGCGGTTGAGATAGCCGAACTCAAGGGCCGCGCTGACAGCGAGATGGAAGCCGCCGAAGTCATCAACTGCGCAATCGCAAACGGCGACGCCAAGATGGCGCTAGAGAAGCTGCGCTTCCAGCACCAGTGGGTAGCCAAGCAGCAGATCGACATCAACGTAGACCAGCAGATCAGCATCACAGGCGCGCTTGAGCAAGCAGAGCGGCGTGTGCTAGAAGCGGTTTGGACCGACGTATCCGCGCTAGAGGATCAGAGCGATGGCAAGTAAAGGCAAGTCTGTGTCGCTGTCGGTTGGGCGCGGCGAGAAGCTGCCGGTATCCAAGGGCGCTGGGTTAACTGCCAAGGGCCGCGCCAAGTACAACGCAGCTACCGGCGGCAACCTCAAGCCGCCAGCGCCCGCGCCCAAGACAAAGGCCGACGCGGGGCGTAAGGCTAGCTTTTGCGCGCGCATGGGTGCAGTCGCAGCCAAGGCCAAGGATGGCGAACGCGCCAAGGCTAGTCTCAAACGGTGGAAGTGCTGACATGACACACGGACTGTATGCCAACATCAACGCCAAGCGCGCACGCATTAAGGCTGGCTCCGGCGAGAAGATGCGCGCCGTCGGCGCTAAGGGCGCGCCATCGGCCAAGGACTTCAAGGACAGCGCCAAGACAGCCAAGCCAGCCAAGCCAGCCAAGCCAACTAAGAAAAAGTAATGCAGGCACCCGTATACCGCGCCGCCGAAGAGCAGGAACTTATGGCGCGGCTGTGGACACCGGCGCTCAAGGACGACCCGCTCAAGTTCGTGATGTTCGTGTTCCCGTGGGGGCAGCGCGGCACGCCGCTGGAACACTTCACCGGACCGCGCAAGTGGCAGCGCGAGGTGTTGCAGGACTTGGCGAACCACATCAAGCATAACAACGGCAAGATCGACTTTGACACCTTCAGGCTGGCGACGAGCAGCGGGCGCGGCATTGGCAAGTCGGCGCTGGTAAGTTGGCTGGTCATCTGGATGCTGTCCACCCGCATCGGGTCTACCACAATTGTATCCGCCAACTCCGAAGCGCAGCTACGCTCCGTCACTTGGGCCGAGATAACAAAGTGGCTGGCTATGTCGATCAACAGCCACTGGTTCGAGGTTGCAGCTACCCGCATCATGCCCGCCAAGTGGCTGACCGAACTGGTCGAGCGGGACATGAAGAAAGGCACGCGCTATTGGGCGGTCGAGGGGCGGCTGTGGTCTGAGGAGAACCCCGACGCATACGCGGGCGTACACAACTACGACGGCGTGCAACTGATCTTTGACGAAGCCAGCGGCATACCGGACAGCATCTGGGCCGTGTCGGCGGGTTTCTTTACTGAGAACACGCCAAACCGCTTCTGGATGGCTTTCTCCAACCCACGGCGCAACACAGGCTACTTCTACGAGTGCTTTAACAGCAAGCGGGATTTCTGGAAAACCAAGGTCGTCGACGCACGCGACGTAGAAGGCACCGACAAGGCCGCGTACCAGCAGATCATTGACGAATACGGGCCAGACTCAAGCCAGTCGCACGTCGAGGTCTACGGTATGTTCCCCGACGCGGGCGACGATCAGTTCATCGGCGCGCTGGCTATTGACGACGCCATGAAACGAGCCAAGTATAAGGATGAGTCAGCGCCCATCGTGATCGGTGTGGACCCCGCACGATTTGGCGCTGACGCTACCGTGATTGCGGTGCGCCAAGGCCGGGACATTGTGGAGATCATACGCCACCGAGGCGACGATACGATGGAGACTGTGGGCCGGGTGATCGACGCCATCGAGAAGTACAACCCCGCGCTGGTCGTGATCGACGAAGGCGGGCTAGGCGCGGGCGTCGTCGACCGGCTGAAGGAACAGCGGTACAAGATCAGGGGTGTGAACTTCGGCAACAAGGCCAAGAACCCTATGATGTGGGGCAACAAGCGCGCGGAGATGTGGGGAACTATGCGCGACTGGCTCAAGACCGCCGCCATACCGTCGGATCGCTTCCTAAAGTCGGACCTTATCAGCCCGCGCATGAAGCCTGACAGCAAGGGTGCTATCTTCCTAGAGAGCAAGAAAGACATGAAGGCGCGCGGGCTGGCGTCGCCAGACGCTGCCGACGCTATTGCGGTCACATTCGCGTACCCGGTAGCGTCCCGCGAGTACCGCGCTAACGCAATTGACAGAACTAGACCTAGAGGTTACTCTGGGGCTGGAATTTCCACTTCTTGGATGGGATCGTAGTATCATGGCTAAGTATCCGATCAGAATTACCCTGTCCCCATCAAAACCTTCTGCACCTAAGCCCACGGTTAAGCCTATGGCTAAGCCTATGGCTAAGCCTATGGCTAAACCCGCGCAAAACCGGGCTGCACCGCTGGTAACGCAAGGACGGCTAGACCGCAACGCGCGGACGCAGGGCGAAGAAGCCCGCAGCGAAGCAATGTTGCTAAGGCGTGGGCGTCCCGACGTGATACGCACGACTGTTGCAGAGCGCATGACACCAACCAAAAAGAACAAGTAAGCGTCATGCCGCTGAAAAAATCCGCCAGCAAGCCTGCATTTAGGGCTAATGTAAAAGCTGAAATAGCGGCTGGAAAACCCCAGAAGCAGGCGGTTGCGATAGCTTACAGCGTCCAACGCAGTGCGGCCAAGAAGGGCAAGAAGTAGTCACATGGCTGATCCTACAGGTATTCTCGCCGCCGGTAAGGTTGCTAACGTTGGGAGTAACCCTACTACCGGCGACGGCGACAATGAGACGATGGCGACGATGCGCAGTCGTCTCCAGACGGCTATGGCTGCGTATTCTGACAGCCGCGAGGATGAGCTAGACGATCTGCGCTTCATGGCTGGCAGCCCAGACAACCAGTGGCAGTGGCCTGCCGACGTTCTGTCTACGCGCGGCTCGGTGCAAGGCCAGACGATCAATGCTCGCCCGTGCCTGACGATCAACAAGCTGCCGCAACACGTCCGCCAAGTGACGAACGAGCAGCGGCAGAACCGCCCAGCGGGCAAAGTCATCCCCGTGGACGACAACGCCGACGTTGAGGTAGCTGCCATCCTTGATGGCATGGTTAAGCATATTGAGTACATCTCCGACGCTGACATTGCCTACGACACGGCTTGCGACAACCAAGTCACCTACGGCGAAGGCTACATCCGCCTGCTAACGGACTACTGCCGCGAGGATAGCTTCGATCAGGACATCAAGATCGGGCGCGTGCGCAACTCGTTTTCGGTCTACATGGACCCGACGATCCAAGACCCATGCGGCGCTGACGCGCAGTACTGCTTCATCACGCAGGACATGACGAAAGAGGAATACCAGCAGACCTTCCCCGACGCATCGCCGGTATCATCAATGATGTCGCAGGGCGTGGGCGACGAAAGTATGTCCGCGTGGTTGGACCAAGACACCATCCGCATCGCAGAATACTTCTACTACCGAGTAAAGCCGGGAACGCTGCATCTGTACCCCGGCAATGTGTCGGCCTTCGAAGGCACGCCGGAAGATAAGCAGCTAAAGGCGCAGTTTGAAAAGCCTATAAAAACCCGCCGGGTTAACCGCAAGCAAGTCATGTGGATGAAAACCAATGGCTTTGACGTTCTTGACGAGCGCGAGTGGCCCGGTAAATACATCCCCGTGGTCCGCGTTGTAGGCAATGAGTTTGAAGTCAGCGGACAGATTTACATCTCCGGACTTGTGCGCAACGCCAAGGACGCGCAGAGGATGTACAACTACTGGACCAGCCAAGAGGCAGAGATGCTGGCGCTGGCTCCCAAGGCTCCGTTCATTGGCTACGGCGGTCAGTTTGAAGGCTACGAGAACCAGTGGAAAACGGCCAACACAACCAACTGGCCGTACCTTGAGGTAAACCCAGACGTTACAGACGGCGCTGGCGGGGTGCTGCCGCTGCCTATGCGTGCGCCGCCGCCGCTGCCGCAGACGGGCCTCATACAAGCCAAGATGGGCGCGGACGAGGACATTAAGAGCGCCACGGGCCAGTACAACGCGTCGCTGGGTATGCAGGGCAACGAACGCTCAGGCAAAGCCATCACAGCCCGCGAGAAGCAGGGCGATGTTGGCACATATCACTACGTTGACAACCTTGCCCGCGCGATCCGCCACGTAACCCGCCAGCTTGTCGATATGATCCCCAAGATTTACGACACGCAGCGCGTCGCCCGCATCATTGGGCTGGACGGCGAAGTGAGCATGGTCAAGATCAACCCTGACCAGCAGCAGCCGGTCAACACGCTCAAGGACCAAAACGGCGGCACTATCGAGAAAATCTACAATCCCAACGTCGGCACCTACGATGTTATGGTCACGACCGGCCCCGGTTACATGACCAAGCGTCAAGAGGCACTTGACGCTATGTCAATGATCCTTCAGTCCAACCCGCAGCTTTGGTCTGTGGCAGGCGACCTGTTTATCAAAAACATGGATTGGCCCGGTGCGCAGGAAATGGCCGAACGCTTCAAGAAAATTCTTGACCCCAAGGTGCTTGAGGGCGGCGATATGACACCTGAACTAGCGGCTGCACAGCAGCAAATTCAGGCAATGGCGCAGGAACTTGAGCAGTCGTCTACAATCCTTGAGAACATTCAGGACTCGGTAGCGCAGCAGGAAATCCAGATTAAGGGCTTTGAGGCTGAGATCAGAGCCTACGACGCAGAAACCAAGCGCATTTCGGCTGTCCAAAACAGCATGACGCCTGAGCAAATTCAGGATATTGTCATGGGTACGATGCACGCGGCTATGGACATGGGCGACCTTGTACCACCTAGCTTGCCGCAGCTAGGTAATTTTGGCACCGACCAGCAGCAAGAGCAGCCCGGTGAAGCCCCTGAGATGCCCATGCAGCCGGAACAGCAGGGTGAACCGCTAGAAGCGCCCATGCAGCCGCCTATGGCCCCTGAAGGACTACCACAATGAACGCCGCCGAGTTTGTAGGAACCTTGTTTCTAGCCCGTGACGTTGCCCATTCGGTGCATCTAAACACGCGCAGCTTTGCTAAGCACACGGCTCTTAACGAGTTTTACAACAACATTGTCGAGTTGGCCGATAAATTTGCCGAAGCCTACCAAGGCAAATACGGCCTTATTGGGCCGATTTCGTTGATGTCTGCCAAAAAAACCACAAACATTATTGAGTTTTTGCAAAATCAGGCAGACGAAATCGAAGAAAAACGCTATGTAGTCGTCGATAAGGCTTGCACGCCCCTGCAAAACATCATCGACGAAATTTTAGGGCAGTATTTTTCAACCTTATACAAACTTAAATTTTTGGCGTAAGGAAAACAAATGCCAGTTAACCTTTCACCGCTTGGCGGGGCTGCAAGCCAATTTTTAGATAACAACGGTATTATTTTGACCGGTGGTAAGATTTATACTTACGCAGCTGGCACGACTACGCCGCAGGCGTCATATACTAGCGCATCTGGTGCAACGCCGCACGCCAACCCTATCGTATTAGATAGCGCAGGGCGCGTACCGGGCGGTGAGATTTGGCTGACTGATAATCTGATCTACAAGTTTGTCATTGAAACATCGACGGGCAGTTTGCTTGGCACTTACGATAACATCCCCGGCATTAACATTAACATTAACGCGTCGAATGTTGAATATGATCCTCCATTCACGGGAGCGGTTACTAGCGGATACACAGTTCAAGACAAGCTATCTCAATACGTGTCAGTTTTAGATTTTGGCGTTGTTGGTGACGGTGTTACTGATGATACAACAGCTATTCTGGCTGCTCTTGCTG